CGGTTTAAGGACCGCCGTGTTATGGCAGGGCGGTTTTTTATTTATTAAATTCACAATTCCATTCACCTTGATATCTCATTAGGTATTGGCATTCACTACAACATGTATCACATACACGCTTCTTTTCTTTATGACATACAATTGCACAATGTATTGGTTTTCCACATATTGGGCATTCCATGTTAGTTAATTGGTTGTACCAGTCATCCATCTTGCCACTCCCTTTTTAGTTGTGCTTCTACTAATCGGCACTGTAGTTTGAATACATTAATTGCTTCCTGTGCATTTAAATAAAGTACCTTAGCGGAATCTCTTCTTAACCTAAGCTCAGCAATATATTCATCTCCCTGTGCAAGATCACGTATCAACGTGACTGCAACTTTTTCCAATCTGGCCGAGGCTATAAATTTAGCCTTTGCCTTTTTATAAGCATACTCAGCATTTGCCAAATCAATCCCTCTATCTTTGGCTAAACGCAATGCTTTATTGAGTTCTAATTGTTTGTCTTGTAAATAACTATATAAATCTGCACCATTCATCATTTTGATTGTTTGCTAAGTTCTACTTCTTCAACTAATTGATTTACGAGTGCTTCAAGTTTACTAATTCTGCTTTGTGCAGCCTTAGCTTCTTGAACGTAATCAGAACCTTTACCAATCTTGAACGCGACACTTACGTTGTATTGGTTTTCAGCGCCTAATGTAGCGCCGAAGCCTAACATGATACGTTCATTAGGTCTAGCGAATGCACCAAGAGCCACTGCGTTACTGTTACGGTAATGGCCGTAACTTATAGCGTAGCTCACCTTGTCATTTCTATTGAAATCCAAAGGATGGAGCCCGGCCAATGCTGCGGAACTTGCGCCTAATTTATTTAGACGTGCATTTGTTTGATTGATTTGAGCCATACCTACTTGGTTTTGTGCTCTTAATTGACGCATATTAACCGCATCAGTATCTGCAACTCCATCCGCTACATCGTGTAGTTGTTGGCCACCTGCAGTAATGTTTTGTGTTGTAAATTCTACATGCTTACCATTACTGTCAGCAGTCATACCGTTCATTGTGTAGCTTGCTGTATCTAATGTATTTGTATTTTCTAATTTCAAACCATCATGTGTTACAGCTGCGTTTGTGTCACCATTAAAGAAATGAGCCTTTTCTTTATTTACAACACTGCGAACAGTATCTACATTTGTTCCAAAGTTAACAGAATTCATATCGTGCAAATCTTTGTTTACATTTACTGCAAATTCCATGCCACCATTTAGGTTAGTGGTTTGAGATACTGTTGTATTATTACCGTCACCTACTGTAGTGAAGTTCAATGAGTTGATGACTGCATTTAATTGGCTACCATTTACCGCATCAGTAGATGTAGAATCAATGCGACCGGCGGCCACATTGGTAATAGTCCGTTTATAATTCATTACACCGCTCATACCCGCTTTATTTGTAGTGCCAACAGAAACAGTACTATCAGCGACACCGCCGGCGAAGTTGAATTTCTTGCCGTTGATATAAATATGATCTGTGCTAACCGTAGTATCAGTAGTAGAATTGGTGCCTAATGCTACTGCATTAGGTGTGTCAGCTAATGTATTATTACCAATTGCAAGTGCATCAATAGCACCAGCTTGGCCATGAGTACCAATGACTACAGCGCCTTGACCTTTTGTTTTATTGTTTGAACCGAAGGCTAGTTGTTCTTTAGAATTGTCTAATACTTGATTGTTATAACCAATCACAACACCATGTCCACTTTCTATCGTGCCATTGTTGGAACCAATAACAGTCGCGTTTTCAGCATTAACCGTATTAGTACGGCCAATTACAACCGTACTTTCACCATTGGCATAGGCGCCGTTACCTATAGCGATGGTATTATAAGCACTTGTTCGGGCTTGGTTGCCCATCGCAATGGTGTATTCAACTAGGCTTTCAGCATGACTGCCGAAGGCAAAACTATTGCGACCTGCTGCAGTTGCATTGTTACCACCTGCGAACCCATTTTCACCTGTAACTGTGTTATCAGTACCAAAGGCAAATGCGTTATTCGCATCAATGTGATTTTGGAATCCTGATACCATTGAGCTTGTAGAATTTGTGGAAATGGTATTATCTGTACCAACAATTGTATTATTGCTAGTAGCTCCAACCATATTTACTGCCAATGCAGAAATTGCTAATGTTGTAATGATTGTCTTGTTTGTGTTCATTGTTTTTTCTCCTGTTTCTGTTACAATACAGGTAGAGTATTTTGCAGATTACTCTACCAAGTCCGCTATGGTTTCCTACGCCATGATTAGCGGACTTTTTTTCTTTCATAAAATCTGATTTCCCTTGCCCAGTAATTGCTTAAAATTAAAAGCACAAACCCGAGCATGATTTGTAAAAAAGCTGTGTATAAATCAATCCTATTAATTTCTATTGATCCGATTGTCCCTACTACCATTAAGAATGCGACCACTCTTAATGTCCAAATTAATTTCATCATTTTCTGTATCCTTTCAATATGTTGTAAAGATAGTCAATGCTTTCGCATTCCAAACCATCAATAAATTCATTAGCCAATCTGCTTGCCTCACGATGTGCAATTTCGTTGCCGTACTCATAAGAATTGGTATTTGTAGGCTCTTGATAGCGTTTGTCATATTCTATTTCGTATTCTGCTTTATAAATTTCATCAAGCAGTCTTTTATGAAGAACATCAGATACAGGTCTATAAGCACCGCTATCCCATTTGAAAGCGTTTGATATAAAAGTTCTGGCTGATTTCACGATTTCATCAGTGAGAATTTCACAGTCTTTGATTGTTGCTACGTGCGATTTAGCTATTCTATGAAAATTTTTGTATATATCCATTTGTACCCTTTCTATTCTCCAATTCGTGCCTGGCACCGTTTGGCCAGCCAAGCATTAAACGATTCAACATGGATAAGGCGCTTACCTCCACGCTTACCAATCCTCATTGACGGGAAGTCAAAGTCCTCCGCCCATTGACGAATAACCGTTTCCGGTACGCTGGCAAGCTTTGCGGCTTCGGCTACCGTGATGCACATCTTATTCATAGTTACCTCCTTTTACAAAAATTACGATTTATCCAATTTTCATAAAATTTTAAATAGCCAAAATGCTACTGATACGCCTAATGAAAAAGAAGAAATCAGTACAGCAATGAATGGTAAATAATACCAAAAGCCCTCCTCCGATGATTCAACTCTTATATATTCATTTTGATCCCCTAATTTTTCTGTATCTTCTTTTGTATGTATTCTTCCTACATATTTTTCCATTTTTACACCTCCTCTCTATTGCCACTAACTTTTGTTAGTGGCTTTTTATTTCTTTCATTTGATTTCACCTCTTTGTTTTATTTTCATTATTTATTCATGTATAATAATTTTTGATAGGATAATGACATATGCTGAACTACTTGGTAACAAGTAGATGTAAAGGATAAAAAGCCTTTTCGATAACATCTTGGTGGTCCAACCACAATTAGAAATTCTTAAAAATACAAATAAAGTTATTTCTATGATTCAATCTTCTGCAAAAACTTCACTTGCAAAAGAATTTACTCTTAATGCTCAAACACAAGGAGCTTTAGCGTTAGCACAAAATGTAGCTAATAACCCAATGCTTCAATTTGCGAAATCCTCTGGTATCGCTCAATTCCGTGATTTTGGTTTAAGAAAGGATGTTTACACGTCCCATTAGTGAGTAATTGCTAATTGCAAATTGGGTGAATTCAAGGAATCTCCTGCTGCAACAGGACAACCTTGAGCCAAGACAAAGTAAATGCCTCGTATGCTTTGTAAGGTGCAACGCATAGATGGTGAGGAGCATTACCAATAATCCATCCACGAGCGCCCAATATCCTATCAACTGCCACTAACGCTTGTTAGTGGCTTTTTATTTTTCCATTTTGTTTCACCTCTTCTAACTCATAACTTGTATATTATGCAAGTTATTATGTAAAAAAATATCTACTCGGCTAGAGCAGTCTAATTCAAGCCAATCACTAATCATTGTAGCCTCTACTACATCAAACTGTGTTTTTCCATTCATTTTACTGTTAATCGTTGTAATAGATACACCTAATAACTCTGCTAAATCTGCATATGTTTTCTTATGTTCCACCAACAATCCTTTAAGTTTTTCTAGTTTCATCTTTTCACCTCACTTATCTTGCATCTTATGCAAGTTTCTGATTACATAATAAGCCTATTAGAAAAACATGTCAACCGTACTATGCAAGATTTTATAAAAGTTTTATAATTTTTCTTGAATTTTATTCAAGTTTATTGTAATATAAGTTTGTAAGGGCGATTCTTATTTGGAGGCATATTATGAGTACCGATGAAAGAAATACAATAAACAAAGAAATAGGAGAAAGAATAAAATCCATTAGAAAACAAAAAGGCATAACATTAGCTGACCTAGGAGCAAGATTGGGTATTAGTGAAAGTAATATGCAAAGATATGAATCTGGTAAAATCGCTAGTGTTTCTATTGATTTTATTAATAGATTGGCTCCCATATTAGAAGTAAAACCAGAATGGTTAATCGGTTGGAATAAGGATGATACACCACAAGGTTACTACCTTGATTCTGAAACTGCAGAATATGCTGAAATGCTTCGTACTCGCCCAGAAATGCGTATTTTATTCTCCGCATCACGTGGAATTTCAAAGGAGGATATGGAGAAAGCAGTAGAATATATCGAACTTCTCAATCTGAAACATAAATAATCTATTATAAGGGGATGTTATTTTGATTGTTAATATTATTGAGTGTGATATTCCATCCGTAAAAGCTATTTCATCTACTGGAGAAGATGAAGGTGTTCACAATATTTATATTCGTAAGAATATGTCCTTTGAAGATATGCGTAATGAAATCAGACATGAATTACTACATATAATTAATGATGATTTTCACATTGATCAACATGTCAATCTTATTGAGCATATGGTGAGAAGAAAAGAACTTACGGATGATCTGTTAGAAACCATAGATTTTTATCATCACATTATTTAACTATATAACTGGGGAGATGTTATTATGTTAAAGCTTTTAAAACGTTTATTTAGTTGTTTTACTAAACAATCTGCTAATACTACAGATACTCTTGAATTATCTTTCGAGGTAAATTCAAATTTTAATCACTCACCTATTTCTAACCATAGTCATGAACTATCTATCGATGAGTATTGGAATCACTGGTTAGCTTCTAACAACAATTCTTTTCAACATAGAATTGAACGTGCTACATGGATTTCTTCTCAATCGATAAAAATGAACGACGACTTTTGTTATATTTCTGGCACTCAACCTCAACCATATATAGTAACCCTATCTAGTTGTACCTGTGCTGACTTTCAAAATCGTCAAAATGCATATTTTGATTATCCATGTAAACATATGTGTAGATTAGCTATTGAAAATGGAATTATTGCTGCACATATTCATACAGATACTGAAATAGAAGAAAAAGCTATTCAAGATGCAAAAAAAGCAGAAGAACTTGCTGAAGCAAATCGTTTACATGAAATAGAGCTAGACAAGTTTAGATTATCTGAAGCTGATATAACTAGTATTTTATCTATCATTGATGAACCTGATTTACCAATCCCAATATTTAATGGTAATGCTGATTACTTCAGCTCAACCAGTTATGATAATAAAGAATTAAAATATATTGATAAATCTGATGAATTAATAGATAAGCTATCCGACCAGCACTCTATTAATAATATTGTTACTATAGTATCTCAAATACAAGATCATCTTGTTCAATTTAAAGAGTTTCTCTATTCAAAAGGTACATATGGTGTTGATGAATATAATTCTATGCATAGTAGTGACTTTGATGATGCTCGTGACCAAATTCAATCATTCTTATTAAATGACTACCCTGATAATGCCTATGATTATAATGAGGATCAAAAAGCAATTGTAGAAGAGAAAAATAGAGTTAAACAAGAACGTATTGATAAAAAATCTATACTATCAGCAATTTCTCACGAACCAATTGCACAAGCTAGTTTCATTAAATCACTATTTCCTGATAACACATCATATGGTAAACGTTTATGTAATTCTTTAATAAAGGAAGGTAAGTTACAACAAGTAAAACAAGGTAATCGATACTTTATTAACAAAGTGTAGAGGTCTATATCCGAAAAGCGCTTAAATTTTTGTTAGTAACTAAATAAGCCTCCTACCCTACTACTGGGTAAGAGGCTTTACGATAAAATTTGTACGCATTTATGTATAAATTTGTTGACTTTTGTCAAGTTATTTTAATATAATGAGGATAGCAGAAGAGTGTCGGTTACCCTACGGGGCCCGATGCGGAGAAAAGCCTTCCTCATTGAGGAGGGCTTTTTCTTTTGAAAGAATTTAAAACGATAGATGAGCAAATTCAAATACTTCTTGGGCGAAAGCTTATCATTAACGATATTGATAAGGCAAAAGCATATTTGTTAAGTCAAAATTATTACAATATTATTAATGGCTATGCTAATTTTTTCCCGCACGATAACAATGATAATTACACCGCCAATACTAACTTTGATGAAATTGCTAAGTTATATAGGTTTGAAAAAGAGCTTAAGCAAGATCTACTAAATGCCATTCTTAGTGCGGAAACTCACTTGAAGGCGCTATTTTCTCATAGGTTTTCTGAAAGATTTTCTGATATGGCATATCCTTACTTGGATATTAATTGTTACGATCCCAATAAACGTTTAGAAAGTGTCGAAACTATATCAAAACTTTCTAAAATTCTAATCAGATATAACTGTGCATACCATAATAATTCTAGTATTTATCACTACATACATAATTATAATAAAGTGCCCATGTGGGTCTTATCTAGTTACATTGAATTTGGTACACTTTGCCATCTTTTATCTAATTCAATAGAACAAGTTCAAAATAAAATAGCAAGGGATTGTTTGAGCTTTATTTCTGCACACATACTAAATCCTGGTTTCTTTCCAGCTTATAAAATGATTAAATTTATAAAAAACATCCACGATATCAGAAATGTGTGTGCTCATAATAATAGGCTAATAGGACATCTATGCCCTGCCGATGACCCATATTGGAGACCATTACATAGTAAATACAATATTGAGCCGTCTGCATCCAGAAATACACCCTACACAGTCTTTCTTTCACTACAATGCTTTTTAAGTCGTATTGAATATGCTACGCTACATAATTCTGTATTAAAGTTAACAAAGAAATTAGCACCAAAACTTAGTTCTATCCATATAAATGATATTTTATTAAAACTAGGATTCCCAGAAGATTGGCACTTACATACAGCTAAAATCAATCCGGATGACCCCATTATATAAAAAAATAAGCCCTCACCGCAGTGAGGGCCATTAAAAACTACATACCTTAGAGGTACTTCATTTTTACTCCAATAACATTATACCATAAAACCTCTAAGGCTTATTAACTATGCCAAGGAGGTTATTTTTATGGCTAAAAAACGAACCGATGGACGCTACCAAGTATCTAAAATGATAAATGGTAAGCGTAAATACTTTTATGGTACTACCAAAAAAGCTGCCATAGAAGCCATGGAGAAATACGTAAATACAAATCAAGCATGTGCTAATTTCGATGATACTATTTCATTAAACACCTGGATTAATATATGGTTACAACTAAAAGAAAAGACCATAACCCATGCCACATATCAAAGTTATACTGGTATTATCAATCGTTACATAAGAGATAAAATCGGTGGCGTGAAGTTAGCCGAAATTAAACCTAATACATTACGGTATGTCTTTGAATCAATGGACGGATTGTCATCAAGGACTATATCATATACCATGACAATTCTAGGTTCCATATTAGAGCAGGCGGTAAAAGATGACATCATCCCTAAAAACTACATGAAAAACATAGACCGGCCAAAGCAGATTAAAGTTCGGCATATGGTAACGTTATCTGCAGATGAAGTAAAAGACTTCTTATCCAATATATCGAACACAGAACATCATGCACTCTTTAAATTAGCATTTGCAACAGGTATGCGTCGGTCTGAATTATTAGGCTTACGATGGTCTGATATTGATTTTAAGAAATCAACTATATCCATTTCACAAACTGCCCTCAAAATCGGATCTACTGCAGTTATATCCAATACAACCAAGACTACATCCTCAAAACGGATAATTGCCATTGATACGGAAACACTCCAGGAGCTTTTGAAGCATAAAATAGTCATAGACAAGCGTAGAATTAAAACAATGAACTGGATTAATAATAATCTTGTATTTCCTGGTATAAAAGGCGGTCCTCGTTGTCCTGATGAAGTCAGCAAGCTATGTAAAAAATACGCCAATTTAATCGGTAAGCCAGCTTTTACTATGCATGGTACTAGACATACCCACGCCACCCTTCTCATTGAAAATGGGGCCAATATGAAAGCCATACAGGAACGTCTAGG